AAGAGTTTCTGAAACACTCTTTGAGTGTTTTAAAGGGGGAATAATTTAATCCCCCTTTTTTTATGCTTATATTTGTGGTATGTCAGAGAAAAGGTTAGCATTATACTCATACCCTACATCCCTCTCTTCACCTAAAATTGAACCCGTAGACATCACTTCTTTCAAAAGATATGGTGTGACTAAGGCAAACGACTTTTTCGGTGGGAAATGGGAGGATTTGGTGGAAGAAGCGGAAATTCTGAAAGAGAGTATTGAACTTAACGAGAGAATCTACAATTGTAAGTACAATTTTGAACCAAAAATAGGTAATACCTATCACATTTATGAAGGAAGGGATGGAAAAGAATTTTTGTCCATAATTGCACCTAGCGAATGGAACATGAAACACGTCATCTCAGTAAGGTTGAACTCCGATGCGGTTTGGAAAAAAATTTCCTAATATAATATATTATATTTTTTTAATTTTTACTAAGAATTAATTCTATATTATTATAATATAATACTAGAACTAGTACTTAGTACACTCCGTATAAAAAGACCAATAGGTCTCCAAAAATTTTTGGAAGTATTTATAGTGATATAGAAAAAAATTATGGACCAATCTTCCATTTGGACAGTTATAGTTACAATTGTTACCGTTTTGGGTTCAACAAGTGCGTGGAAATACTATGAAAAAAGAGCTGAGGTTAAGAGGGATGAAGACAACTTTATCAAACAAGATTGCAGAGATAGAATTATAAAATTAGAAGCTCTACTCAAAGAGAGTTCGGTTGAAAAAGAAAAAATGAGGGAGACCATTTTGAATCTCACAGAAAAAGTTTCTGCCCTTACAGTAAAAGTTGAGTTTTTACAAAAAGAAAATGTTGAGTTAATCAGTAGACTCAAAAACGATTAAACATCAAACTTTACGGAACAAACAATGGTGTAGTTACCAAGAAATAGTTTGCATGCGTCAGAAACTACATGTTGACAAAATTCGGTGTCCAAAAGGTCTTCTTCGATTTTTTCCCCCAAAATAACAACACAGTCGATTTTACAGAGTTTACGGGTTGGACTGAATTCCATACTTCGGATTTGAATTTCGGAACCCCTACCGTAAAAACCCTCAACATCGTATTTTTCATTTTCATCGATGTATTCTTCTAAAATTTTGGACAATAAAGGATTATAGGGCATAATCCCAAAATAATAAAATTTAAAAAAAAATCAAAGTTAGCCCTGTCCTCTTGACAACTTTTTGTAAAGTTTTGACCTCTTCGAATTCGAGTGTTTTGTTTTTGCGTGAACACCTGGTCTACTTACTTTTGGTTTCTTTTTGAAAACAGAAATGTTGTTAACTTTTGCTTTTGCCATAGTTTTGTTTTGCGATAAATAGTTCTTATACTTAATTCGTGTACGTACCTGAAGATAAAATGCAAATGCTCTTGGAACACTATTCGGATGGTGTGTCTGATGAAATTTTTAACTATCTCAAACGAAGAGTGAAAGTTTCATTCATTGTGAATGAGTTTACCGGTTCAAAGTTCCCTTGTATAAGTTTTGATGATAAAAAATTGATTGTACGGCAAAACAAAAAAGATTTGAAATACCGACTCATAAGATACATTGATGAGGATTTCCAACACATCGATATATCTGTTGTTCACAGAACAATAAAAATGTTTTTGGATATGGTTTTGATAATGAGAGAAGATTAGTGATATTTATCAGAAACACTAATTTACAAAACTATGGCATTTAAAGACATCTTTAAGGACAAAAACGACTACAACGAAAAAACTATCGTTGGATTCATGTCGTTCTCAGTTATGAGTTTAGCAGCTGTTGCGGATATCGTTACCGGTATCATGGGTCAAGAGCTTGTCATCTCTGATACTGTATTCAACTCATTCGTAATCATTACCCTTGGTGCTTTCGGTATTGCCGAAGCAGGAAAAATCTTTGGTAAAAAAGGAAACACGGAGGAATAAAAAACAAAGGGGGTCAATGACCCCCTTTTTTATTCGACAAACTCAATCTCGTTGGTTTCAGGATTCCAATCCACCGTGAATGGTTTCTGAGTGAAATTGTATCTCTCATCCAAAAGGGCTGCGTTGAAAAAGTGAGTAGTCCCATCGAACTTGTATCCGTATCCTGTGTGGATGTGTCCACATACATGGATTTTTGGTTTGAGGGTTTTCAATCTTTCAGATAACAACTCACAACCAAGAGGAACACTGTGACCTTTGATTGTGTCGAGGTGACCCCAAGCAGGACCATGGGTAATTAAGATATCAGTACTCTCAGGAATATCACTCCACTTTTGTTCGAGTTCCCAACCCATTCTTGGGAGATTGAACGCCCAATTATAGAATTCAGGTTGCCAGGGACTTCCGTAAATTTTTACTGATGAATCGTAATCCTCACCTAAAACTTCAAGATTGTCTTCAAGATATGTTACCTTAGGATAAATCTTGAGAAGTTCACGACACATCTCAGGACTATCCTGAAAACCCCAATCGTGATTACCTGCGATGAAAATCTTGTGGGTGTAGTTGTCCAAATTATTAAACCATTTCAAGAAATCTGTAATTTCTTCTTGGTAACCCATACTACTCATATCACCAGCGTGAATAAGTAAGTCACCACCAGGTAGACTCGAAGTCACCTGATTGTGTTTGGTGTGTGTGTCAGATATAAATGTAATTCTCATCGTTTAAACATAGTTAAAATCACTGAATTTCAAACCCCACATCAAAGATACCATATTCATCTCTCTCTCACAAATGAGTTTATTGTATCTGAACTTTTCTTTCAGGTATTGTCTACCCCACTTTTTCCACTCCTCGTTTTGGGCAACAGTCATTGTCCACTCAGTGTACCAAGCGTCCTTTCGGTCTTTGATATCCACATAAGAGATATCGTAACCGGCAATCTCAAACATCTTGTTGATTAAATCCTCAACAGCCTTTTGGTTTTTCTGTTCTTTTGTAAGTCTTTTAGCCATGTCAGTTGTTTTTTATTCCCACCATTTTTCTACGTTTCGTTTCATAAGCTCAAAGATAAGGCGTTTTGCTTTATCGTGCTGCATTATCCCCATAGAAATTGCCAAAGTAACTCTGTCGGGGTTTTGTTTGTAAAAACGATGTTGTTCGGCTTGTTTTTTAAGGAGGGGGTATTTTTGAAAATACTCATCTAAATCGTCTTTGAGGATTTCACTCTTCATATTGTAATAACCCGACCCCTCAACTTTTTCAAACCAAATTTTTTCATCCACATAATCAAAATATTCGTGTAAGTAGGTCTCGTTTTGAAATTTATCAATCAATCTGACAATAAGGTTCATAATCTCCACATTACGTTTATTTCCAACATAGGGCATATCAGACCCGTGAGATTTAGACATCTTGGTGATTTTGAATTTTACAACCTCAAAAAAGAAGTTATCGTCCCAATCCCTGTCTTTCCAAATGACAGGAAACCAATCAAACAAATTACGAACACCAACACGGAAGTTATTGAGGAAATACTTCCCCTCATACCTCCACCAAAGACGAATGGACTCAATTAATCCCACTTTTTCTGTTTTCATACTACAAATATACAACTTCTTCTTGTATTTATCAAAAAAAGATTGTCATGAAAGAAATTAAAGACATCCTTAGAGAATACGTTGAACAGCTCGAAGACCCAACTTTGGTTTTGACTGAAAAAGTTCAAATCTCAGAAGCCTTGAAATATCATATCGATAACAAATTATCCCTAACCGACAATATCTTCCGTGTTTACTCGAAAGGTTATTTTGACTTGGTAAATGAGGTTAGAAACTTATACAAAGAAGGAAAAATCTCATTGAATGAAGAAGACCAATTAATGGTTGAATCTGATTTGGGTAGAATCATAGAGTACAAGGGTGAAACCATTTATTTGGATGCACCTTTTATCTATGAAACCGAAACAGAGGAGGATATCTTGGAAGAAGCAACCCACAGAGGTAGAAAAGTTAATATCGGTAAACCTTTTAGAACCCCAGGTGGTCCAAAGAAGTTTGCTGTTTATGTAAGAAAACCAGGTGGTGGAATTAAAAAGGTTACTTTTGGTGACCCTAACCTTAAAATTAGAAATAAGAACAAGAAGGCTGCGAAATCGTTCAGAGCAAGACACAATTGCAAAGACAAGAAAGACAGGACAACCGCTGGTTACTGGTCTTGTAATGTTGGACGTTACGCAAAACAGCTTGGTCTATCATCTTCTAATTCATGGTAATATGTCCCTTCCATTTCACGAACACACAATTGACAATAAAATAGTTAGAACCTTCCCAGTCGACGTTGATGAACTCGAGTTGGTTTGGCATCAAGATAACAAAGACCGACTGGTGCAAATATTGGAACCAGGTGGTTGGAGTTATCAACAAGAGAATGAATTGCCAAGCAAATTAGAAAAAGGTCAAAGAATTTTCATTCCCAAATTAGTTTGGCATAGAGTCTTGATGGGTGAAGAACCTATGGTGGTGTCAATTGAGGAGTTTGAATAGTTAAGAAAAAAGTCGTATATTTGTCTCTGAAATCAAAACACCATACAAATGGTATCAGAGAAAATGACCCAAGAAACAAAATTTCCATTAATCAGTCTCGCGTGTCATGAAAAGTTACTCTCAATGACACAGAATATTTGTGAGGACATTTTCAAACTTATTTCGTCAGAAAAAACCGGAAGTCTTACACTTCCTTACGATTTGAATGGAGATGACTTTTACTCTTTCGAAGGTTTCTCGACCCCCATTTCATTTGAGATTTACCTAACCAAAGACTTAGAAGTTGACAACTACTTTTTCGATGGGGAGTATTACACAGAAGACACCACAGTTGGACTTAGAATTCAACTTGGTGAGTTTTATGATTATTACGAGATTCAAAGAAATCTTTTTGAGATTGTAGGTCATGAATTAACCCACTATATCCAAGATGAGGTTGGATACACCTTCCCGAAACCACCAACCAAAAATCGTTTGAAGTATTATACCCAACCCCACGAAATCGAAGCAATATGTTTGGGTTTTTGGATGGCTTCAAACGTCAGTTATGGAGACCGCCACAGATTAATGAGTGAATGGATTGAATACGGAAACCATCAATTAGATGAACATGAAAGGGATTTGCTAAAAAATCGATTGAAAGAGTATTATGACCTCGAACCTCTTTCTAAGCCATCCTATCAATTACCTTTTTAAGGAGGTTGTTCAGACCCGCACCCATAATCAAAACAACTCCTGAAGCGGCAATACGTTGTCCTATGAGTTTTACCGACTCCATTATATCTTCTCCTTGAGATAGATTATAGATATCCCCCAAGATTGGTAGGATAAACGCGTAACTCAAAATCGAGTACATCGTGTTGGCGGTAATCTTAATACTTTTAAGAAACTCACCTAAGGCTCTCCTCAATTCTTCCGCTTTGGAATAAACATCCTTGAAGACATCAAGTAACCCCTCCTTTTTGATTTTGGTGATTACCTTACGAATAAAAACTTCGTTGTCGTAAAAGTAATTACACGCAACCCCCAAGATTAATAGGATTACCTGTTCGTGAGTTAGTTCAGGATGTTTGCCCTCCAAATAGTTTTTCAGGGGTAAAATCATACCACCCAAAGAAGCTCCCCAGGTAATTAAGAATTTGGCGTTGAGTCCCCACGTAACCGCACATTCCTCCAAGAGTTTTTTTGTTTCATCATAGAGATTTCTGAGATTTTGGGTTAAATCTCCATTTTTTTCCTCCAAAATGATTCTTTTGAGTTGTGATTCGGTTAATATGTATTCCATACATCAATAAATAGTATATTTATTCAATATGGTAAATCCGAAAGTTAAAAAGGGGGATAGAATACTTTTATTGTACATGAGAGATGAAATCTCTGTGCCCATGGGTACCGAAGGAACGGTTCGTGATGTAAATCGTGACCCATTTGAACCTGATTCTGAAATTATCATGGTTAAATGGGATAATGGTTCCTCACTTAATATCTTGACTTCACAAGATATGTACAAAAAAATTAATGACCCGATTGAGGATTTGACTGAGGATTTGTCTCAAGCAAAGTTTATGGTTAAAAATGAGTATCTTTTCGATAACTTCAATTGGAGGTTTATCAATTCATTTTTGGAAGATTTGAGACAGTCGGGTATAACCAATATGTTTGGTTCTTCCCCTTTTTTGTATATGGGAAGGAAAACAATAAAAAGGTATTATGGTGAAAACCCACCTAACCCCCAAGCTTTCAAAAAAGTTTTGGATAACGCCGAACAAGTAAAACAAGAATTGATTGATGGAACAATCAAATCTGCTGGTGTTAATGGTGGTTTAGATAAATTAGAATCACAAGTGAAAGTAAATGCCAGAAAGTTCGTAAACCTGTTTATGGTTTACCACTAAAGTTGGGGGTTACTCTTCCAATCCTCCCAAAGAATTCCATTTTTATCTTTATCTGAAATAATTGGGTCTAAAGTGTAACGACCTATGAGTTCTTTGTAGAGGGGTACACTTGAATACAAAAGAGACCTCTCGTTTTGGGGTGAATAAGAATTGTCTACCAAATACTGAATTATAGTATTGGGTTCGAGTGTTAAGATACCATTTGCATAACCACGAGGGACGAATACTGCGTGGTCTTTGTCAATCTCAAATATATTTTCTTGTCCATAGTCAGGTCTTGATGGGTCAACACAAATAATAAAGTTTAAAATCTTTCCCCAAACAATTTTCATATATTTTGATTGTTGGAAGTTCCCCATCTGAAAATGCATTCCTCGTAACGTGTAAGGTTCTACACTTATGGAGGTGTTTACTTGAACCCAATTTTTGTCCACAGATTTATTATCCATCATGTTGATGGGCATCTGACAGAAGTTACCTCTGTGGTCCCCGAATGTTGGGTGTTTTAATAATACCGGAAAGTCCATGATTTAATTTGATAAAGGCTCTTTAATTGTTGGATGTGATTGATAATTTTCGTATTTTTTATTTTTAGAGTTTATTCTCCATAGAATAGTTGGTGATGGAACACCTGTTTGTCTCGACGCTTCAGATATACTTTCATAAATAATATTTTCGATAATAACTTGTTTCATGTTTGTGGGTTTTTTACCTTTTCTAATTTCACTTAATTTATTCTTAGTTTCTTGCGAGTGTTTTTTACCATAAAAAGGATTATTGGCACCTGATTTATCTCTGCAGTTAATACAAGAATTGTTAATTGGAGATATTTTAACACCACATTCACAATATTTGAAACTTGTTCCACCTTTCCAATTCGGGTTTTTGTCCATTGGTTTGGAGTGTTTTTCTATTCTTTCATCTTTAGACATCAATTCATATCTTTTTCTAACTGATTTTCCCATTTTACGAACAATATGTTCTCTGTTAGGATTCTTTGTAAGATTATCACCACCACTTGATTTAATCCCAATATTGAATTCGGGATTTGAATCCAAATATTTTTGTTCTAACTCCAATAACACAGTTTCATTACACTCTTCAACCACCTCAAAAACAAAATAATTTTCACCATGTTTGTCCCAAGACCTTTGTAGGTGTTTGTTATGATGTTTACCTTTTTTCAGTTGCCTTAAATGGGTTTTAAATCTTTTTTCAATATTTTTAGATGAACCATAATAACACTTATTGTTTCTCAAATTCTTGATTCTATAAATACCAATCATAGGACTACCTTTTAATATAAATATCTAAAATTGTCGGAAGGTTAAAGGGTAGTCCTAAAAATTAGTTTGAAAGTGGAAAATAAATTTTAGGGTGTGATTGATAGTTTAATAATTCAAAATTATGAATACTATAGTATTCTAAATTTAACTTATTTGGGTCAGGTTTTCCAAATTCAAATAAGGTAGGTTTTATTTTTAAAGTTGGTAATTTATAGGGTGTTCTTGCAATTTGCTCTTTGACCCCTTGTATTTGGTTCAGGTATATGTGGCAATCACCTAAATTTCCAATCAATTCATCAGGAACCATATTCACTTCGAGTGCGATTAACATAAGAAGTAAACCATAGGACGCAATATTCATTGGAATTCCCAATGGAAAATCACAACTGCGCTGGTTCCACATCAAAGATATTTTTCTTTTGGGAACACCCATCGAATCCAAATGTTCGGGGAAATAATCCATACTTCTATTCAAAGGGTCCGAATTATTATAATTCCACTCCAAACGCTCTTCCAAAGTCATTTCACGAGTATAAACCTGAAATCCATAATGACAAGGTGGAAGTACCATTTGGTCTAATTCACCTACATTCCAAGCATTAACCATTAATCGTCTTGAGTCTGGATTGGTTTTAAGGTCGATGATTAGGTTTTGAATTTGGTCTATACCTACTAAATAATGTTCACGTCCTTCAGTACCATATACTACTTTTAAGATGTCATGTTGTCCTTCGTGAAACCCTTTCCAATCTCTCCATTGTTTACCATAAATTGGACCTAATTCACCCCACTTCTTAGCAAACTCATCATCGGTTTTGATTTTGTTGATGAATTCTTCTTGACTTAATTTACCTGAGGTATCTGCTTTAGGTGGTAGGTTATTCCAAAACGACTTTTCATAATTCTTATAAGCATCACCGTCCCAAATATGACAACCATTATCAACCAAATACTTGATGTTGGTATCTCCTCTTAGAAACCATAGCAACTCAGTCACCATAGTTTTGAATGCCATTTTCTTTGTAGTAAGCAAAGGATATCCTTCAGACATTTTATGTCTGATTTGACGACCAAACACTGAGATTGTACCAGTTCCAGTGCGGTCTGTTTTCTCTACTCCGTTATCTAGGATGTCTTGAAGGAGTGCTTGGTATGTTTTATCTAAGTTATTCATTAATATTTTTTCAAAATATTTTTTATGGTGTCCTCATCCTCAGAGGAAATACGAAGTCTTAGAACCGACAGTTTATTAACGAGTTCTTGCCAGTCAAGTTCAGTAACAGATGGTAATTTATCTTCGGGGTTAGTACCTTTGGGATGAATTCGTTTTACCCAACCGTCTTCTACCATGGCATCAACTAACTCTTCTTTTTCTCTTGTTGATAAGGCGGACAAAAAGTCGTCCACATCAATATCTATGTAACTTTCAAATTCAGGCATAACTAAATTTTTTAAACTTCATACCAAATAGCCATATGAGGGTCTGATTTTTCTTCATCAGGGCGGTCCTCAGTAAAATAATACATTGCAATGGAATATCTCCATTCTTCTTCAGGACATTTCATTGGGTGTGGGTGTCCGTGATAAGCATCATCAGTAATGTTGAAAATAACCGCTCGGTTGAACACTGGTTGAAAACTATGAGTCATTTTACTCAAGTCACGTTCCCAAAGTTCTAGGTTACCACCCCACTCTTCTTCCCACACAGGGTTTAGATAAAGAAGTAAGTTAATCCTACGATGAAGACCGGTCTTAGGGTGAAGATTGTAATCACAGTGAATACTCAACTTACCATTCCTTCCAATCTTATGGAAGCCACCACCATGATAGGTGAAATCAGGAATAAGGTTTTTAATACCGGTTAAATCCTCCAAATATTTTAAAACTTCAGGGGAGTTTAGGTACTCCAAAGTGGAATGTGCCACAGGAGCTTCCTCCTTTAGGACTTCCAAATTGGAATCACTCCAAGGTGTGAAATACTTTCTACGTTGGTGGGTACCAGCATGTGAACTGTGGTCCCAACCCCATGTTTGAAAGTTACGAATACTCTCTATCGTTTGATTAACAAGTGATTCATCCAAGAAGTTGTCAATGACAATATGAGGAAACGGGTGTGCCGTTTGGTATTGTTGTTGGATTTCAGGGGTAAGTTGGTGATTGAGCATATTAATCAATAATTTCCATTACGGTTAATTGGATTGGAAGTCTCATAATAGGGATTTGGACTTCTACACCATTTCGTTCTTGTTTTTTAATTATTTCATAGTACCCATCTCGTGGTTTTACAGTGGGAACGTTAGTGAAAAACTTATAGATTTCTCGAGTCTTTGGGTCAACACCCAAATAAACTTTAGCTTCCTTTTTTTGTGTGTCAAATTCTAATTTAAATTCCATCTTCAGTTGTTTTTGTTGTGGTTAAAAATAAAGCGTTTTGGGGGCTCGCGTAAAGACCCAAAATATTATAATAGTAAAAGTCTTCAGCATCTTCTTCGGACATATCCTCCATCAGAGTTTCAATTATCTTATCTTTGGAGTAAAGGATACGAGGTCCATTTCCGAATTCTTCCACCACACCAATTATGGCGTGGTCGTAACCATCCAAAAGAATGGCACCCTCAGCAGTTTCTTTGATTTCTTTTAGTGTCATGTCCAAAATATAGTCGAAGACTACCATAAAGACAAACGGAGAATAAAAAGTATTTATTAAAAAAATACAATATGAGACCATTTGCAATTTGGAATCCAAGCCCCGATGAAAAGGAAAGTATCCTTTCTCAACACATGAGTTTATATGATGGATATGCCACCTTAAACAAAACCAATACTAACCTCACCCCACTTAATGTTTATGACCCAGCGGGAGACAAGGGTGGTGTTGTTGTAAACAACAAAGGTGAAGTAAAAGCTTACACCAACGTTGGGATTAACGAATCTCTTAACGAGGCTAAGGGGATGTGCGAACAATGTGGTGGAAAAATGAATGAAGACATGTGTGAACAATGTGGTTGGATGAACGAAGGTGACATGACTTTGGATACTTCTAACCTTTATGATGTTCAAGACAAGTTTGACAAACACGTTGATTATGTCACAGGTGAGGGTGAAACTAATGAAGATTACCCAATCAGTCCTGTTCAACCAGCATACACATTTCAATCAGGTGGTCCTGAAGATGTATATGGTACTTTGAAAGATTATGACAAAAAACATCCATATCATAGTTATGACTCGATGGAAGATGTTGAAAAGTGGGACCCGAGTGATGACGTTAAAAAAATGTTTGGTCTACCTGTTGATTTAGATGCACCATCGGACACATTTCAATATGATGCAGGTGATTTAAATAGAATGGGTGATGCAGGTCTTGGACAAGACACTGAGAATGATATGGACTTAGGTTCTGCGTCTTCAGGTTATGACTTTGATTCAGGTGGTCCTTATGGTGGTGGTTCTTTCCCCGATACCGAAGGTGATGATGACGACTTGGTTGAAATGGAAGAGGAAGTCGATGAGGATTTGAGAGAGTCTTTTCAAGAAAACAAAAAAGTAATTTTGGAAATGTTCCAAAGAATGAATAAATTCTAAAACATTTCAGAGGGTATACCTTCCAAAATTTGAGAATAAGTGAAAACCGAGTACTCCAACTCGGTTTTTTCTTTTATGTGGACTTTGTCGTCAGGAAACAACATTTCCTTTTTTAGAATTCTCAAAACTTCGTTTTTCTTGAAGACTTCTCTAAAATCAGAATAGGAATAATCGCCATATAAAACTTTTTTGGGAATATTGATTTCGTAATCTTCTAAACAAATGAAAAAATCTTTTGAATTTCTGCGTTCCACAAGGTTAGTATTTGATAAAACCTCAGGAACACCAACTTTTGAAGTGAATAATCTAATTACCTTTTGTGGAATGTCTAATGAAAGGTGATTTTCTTTGAAATACTGTATTCCTTTTTCAGTTATCAAATCTTTAACTTTTTCAGGACCCCAAAAATTGATACAATCAATAAGTTGAGATTCTTCTTGTAACCCATTCAATGCCCAACCCGTCTTTTGTGAATTTGCTCTTACATTCATAAATGGATTGTTTAATCTAAACTCTTTGTACAAATCTTTTTTTTGTAAAATTGCCGTTACGTT